CAATTAAGAAGGGACTGGGCCGATAAATTGGACGCAATGTCAAGGGATAATAATGGAAAAGCAATGGACGGAACGATGCTGAGTACATGGGAAAGTGCACTTGCTAAATATATCAGTTCACAGACCTTAGTTCTTGACGAGAACAAGTATCCTCCTGGTTACATCGCGATGTATGCAATTCTAAATCCAACTGTTAAAAACATCGTCTTTCTTGGTGATCCTTGGCAGGCAAATTGGCATTGGCCAACACCGACGCGTTTGAACGAGGAATTAAGTGAAATGCAATATTACATGAACTATGCGAAGGGTTATATCATAGGCACTTGGAGGTTTGCAGGAATGTCCGCCGCGTTCTGGCGTATGCCAAGTTATTCCCGTAACTTAGGAAATTGGGCGTTCACGAGAGCAATCCCAGCTACGTGGGAGGCTCTCAAGCAGTACTTCCCTTGGGAAAATGACTCTACGTTGCTAGACATGTGGGCTGAGAGACAAGAGTACACGGCCGCGCATTTCCAAGCTCAATTCGCAGAGGAGATAAGACAATCTGATGCACGTTCGTTTTCGGCGAGTATCGGAGTTACAGTTCCGCTTGCTATCATTCATATTGATGAAGGCGTCTTAAGGGGTTCTGATTGCCGCTTGATTTACACAGCTATGACCAGATCGTGGAACATAATTTTCGTCATAAACTGGGTTCACAACCGCACAGCTGAGCAACACATGGCTAGGCATCCGGTATTCTCAAAACTCGAGTATTACAGGCAGAATTATGTTCTTGGCAAGCGCACCGAGTTCAATCCTGATTATTCCGTTTCAATACGAGAATGCACGGAACCTTTCCCTGATCATTTGAAGTTGTGGATGGCGGGACCTTTCGAAAAATGCACGAACTTTGATCAAATCAAGCAGTGGTGGCCAAAAGAGAGCTGGGCGAACACAATTGACCCAGACGCAACTCGTGGTGGCGCTAGACTCAGTGAGAATGAACCAGCTTACGAAGGACAATGGCATTTCCACCCGTTCATAGATCCAATTGAAGAATACCATGAAGTTCCTGGAGTTACAGATCCGATCGTTCAAGAAGTTAGTCCTGTTCCTGTCAAAGTTAAGACAAGCATTCCTCCTGGTGATAGGGTCGGCTTCGTGGAGTTTCACTCAGCACAGGTTAAAGAACGTTTTGAAGCTGAATTGCAAGTTAAAGGTCATTATTCAGCGCAGTTTGAAGATCTGCCAAGGCAACGCTTTGATTTTGCCGAGATTTTTGCTCAAATGGTCGAGAGTACTAGTGGAAGCACTAAGAGGGTCAGAAAAGCCCGCGCTTTAGAACGTATTAAGCAGATTAAGGGCACAGCAGATGATCCCACGATGACACATGATCCCATTCTGTTATGGGCTGCTTTCCAAAGATCTGATGATCATGTGACCTGGTTAGCAAGCAAGCAGCAGAGGATTCGGTTTTCATCAATAGCACAAAATTTAGCGAACTTACAAGAGCAGACAAATTTCGGGTTGCAGTGTTGGGAATCTTTCCGCTTGTATATGGGTTGGGAGAACCCGGTGCCCTGGGACGAGAATAGGTACCATGCTTGTGTGGAACGGTTCCAAGAAAAACGAGGCGAACGTACTGAAGCATTGAAAAAGGGTTCACTGAATCGCGCAGATCCAAATTTTGAGATAATGGTTAACCTCAAGCAACAACTAAAGCTCAAGGACGAAGAATGGAAGCCTGCTAAAGCTGCACAACCAGTTTGGATACACCCTGATCATCAACTCTTCACAGAGGGTCCTTACGGTATGTTGTTACTAGATCTTTTGTTGGAGCACAAACCGCCTTATTGGCATTTCCATGCAAGAGAGTCTTATGATAGTTTCGCTACCTGGGTCGACAAGTACTTGGCAGACGTGCAAATGTTCAGTATGAATGATCTGGTGGGTCAAGACCAATCCTGTCAGGGTTGGGCTGTTACTGTGCTCAAACAAATGATGATGTGGTTCAATTTCCCAGAACATGCCATCCATGAGTTTGTCAACAACAAATTGATCAAATCCCTAGGCGGAAAGGCTTTTATAGCGATCATGACTGACTCAGGAGAAGTGTGGACCTTTTTGATCAACACGGTTTCATCTACGGCCAGAGAGTGTTTCATGTATGACTTAAAACCTGGCTTTCCTCAAGCAAATGGAGGAGACGATACCATGTCACCGTTAAAAGGTCCTATAAACCCTGATTATGAAGCTTACAGGCTCATGGATCCTTGCACTGACAAGCGCTACGACTCCGAAAGGGGAGATTTCACTGCTCACTGTGTGAAGAATGGTGTTTTGTTCAGAAATCCAATTATTTTGCTTAAAAGGTTTATGGTTAGAGTAGCTGCCGGCAAAGGGGAAGATGCAGTCTTGGGTTATGGCGATGCTTGGGCACACAACTATGCTTTAAGTGAAAAATTAGTAGGAGCAATGAGAGAAGATGAGTTGGAAGCCCACGCTATTATGACCAGAATTTTCATGAACCTTAAAAGAGAAGGTCTCAAAACGAGGATGGATTGGTCAAAACGTTACGATTTTGAATTTGAAAGCATACCGGAATTAACTGAAAAGGATCACAAATTGGTTCAAGATAGAATGGAG